GTCGTGGTGGCGTGAATGTGGGTGAGACTCCAGTCCTGCCAACTACCGAAGGACTGCTGTCTAGCATCCCACGCATGACACCAAGGCGCATGGAGACGGCTGGTATGGAGCAGATAGGCTCGGCTGCCAATCCTAGAGGACCAATCAACCTTGGTCGCGCTGTGGCTGAACTTCCATCAAATGTGGCGAGGGCTGGTAAGGAGTTTCTTGCTGCTGGTCAGCCAGCGAGAATGCTACCGCCTAAGCAATTCGTTGGTAAACCATTAGAAGGACTGCCGTCAAAGGTTGATGTTGGCGGTCGCATTGAAGAGTTTGGAACTGATCAGCGCTTGGTGGATATTGCAAAAGACATAACCGAGAAAAAAGGTCTTATCTATTCTCCGCAACTTAAATATGCTGAAGTTGATCCAACTCGCGCAACAAAACTTGCAGAGCAATACACATTGATGCAAAACAATCCAAGCGATCCAAAAGTCAAAAAGGCTTATGACGCAATGATCAATGAGACGATGGATCAGTACGAGGCATTGCGTAAAGCTGGATACAAGTTTAGCTTTATGCCTGAGAGTGGCGACATATATGGCAATCCACGCAATGCAATCAATGACATTATTTTGAATAAGCAGTTATCAGTATTCCCTACCGAGCAAGGGTTTGGCTCTCTTGTTGAGGCATCACAAGCCAATCCACTACTTATGAAAACAGGTGAGAAGTGGCAAGGAAAGGATGTAACCGCTAATGATGTATTTAGGGCTGTGCATGATGTATTTGGTCATGGAAAGTATGGCGCTGGATTTAGAGCTGGTGGTGAAGAAAACGCATTCCAAGCACACGCAAGGATGTATTCGCCAGAAGCATTGCCAGCAGTTACATCGGAGACAAGAGGTCAAAATTCATGGGTTAACTATGGACCTTATGGTGCTCAAAACAGAATTGCCACTCCAGAAAACACAATTTACGCAGAGCAGAAGACTGGAATCATGAAGCCTTGGACATGGCAAGAAGGTCTGCTAAATATGCCATAACTATCTTGCGTTTAATGCTTCTTTCATTATTCGCTTGATGTAATCTTTGTAATCCAAACGATGTTTGTTGTCCAACTTATCTACTGCATCCACTAGCAATAAGTAATATTCTTCGTTGCTGAGTTTATTTGGCTTTGCATCAAGCCAATATTCTTTTAAGGCTTTAAGCCAAGCAACCGTAAAGAAAAAGCAAAGAATGAACGCTCCCCATTGGTCTGCAATGTAAGAAGCGTAAAACCAAAAAGGCTGACCAAGCAGCCCAAAAATACAAGCGAATTTTCTATACTCAACTCGCTTGTCTTGGATTAGCCAAACTGCAATCAACTCAGTAACTGCTATGAAGAACTGCTCTATCATCTAATTCCTGTCTTCTTTTAATTTCTTGTTTTGCTCTGTCTAATCCAACTTGACCAGTCCATCCGATTTGCGCACATCTGGTTGAATGTGTTACGCCAGTCTTATAAACTTCAAAGCCTTTTTTCTTTGCGTCAAAAACCCAGTATTTGCCAGATTCAAAAACAATGTCTTGTTCAGTCATGGCAACCCCTTAAAAGTTAAACGCTGGTGCGCGAGAGATGATGTTTTCAAATATCGCTTGCGTTTTTTCAGCGCTTATCTCTTCGTGAACTGTTTTGTGAATACGCTTGCAGATATTTAAATTGCTATCAAGCACATAGACACCGTTGTCACCGTTGTCTTTATCTGCTCTGCCGTAATGCTCACGATAAACATTCATGCCGACTTTGCTCTCAAAGAAGTGAGTCGCAATCATCTCTGCAAGTAAGTCCAAAACTTTGTGCTCGTCATATTCGTTTTTGCAAACATGAAGACCAAGATGTTTTGCAGATTTAATGAAAGCCTCAACGCTGGCTCTACCGCCATTCCAATGCAAGTAAATGCAAGGCGCTGTGTTGTGCTGGCTAAAAGTGATTACTGCTCTGTTTCCCATATCTAACTCCTTTGGTTGGTTGATGAGTTAATCACCGAGTTGGTTGATTGTAAACTTGACTCTATCTAACTAATAAAAGTGGAAGATCCAATGATCTTCCACTTTTTGATTGGCGCGAAGGATTCACCCTAATTTTACGATTAAATAACTATAAGGCTAAAAGTTCGCTTGACAAATCGCAAAATAGCAACTAAAATAGTAATCAGCAAGACAACTCTTCTTACACCGCCGATAGGTCTAAGCGCACAAGCCAAAAGTTTGTGCGCTTTTTGTTTCTGGAACATGTAATGTCGGATGAAAACGAAACCCATATCGGTGATATTGATAGCGGCGGGGGCAAGGTCATGGCGCGTGACGATGCCAGCCGAACCATCAATTTTAATAACAGCGACAATGGAATTATCTGGTCTAAGTTAATCCAGATGGCTGAGCAGTCATCCGACCAACGGATGCACATTGAGCGCAGCATTTTTTCACTGACAACGGCGCTCGATGATTTGCCAAACCGTGTTGGCAAACTTGAGGTCATTGTCCGTCCGGCGTCGGCATTCCAAAAGATGTTGATTGCCATCTTGCTTCTAATGATTATCGTGGTGGCTGTAGTGGCTGGCGTCGTCCTGTATATGTGGCTTCGTAAATGATGTGAACGATGAAATCCAAACCGACATCGGGGCCGGCGCTAATGGTGTTGCCGCTGGCAGTAAAATAAACCAGGCTATAAACACGACTACTGTCGTGGGTGGTCTAGATGCGATTATCGATCATTTGCTCGAAATGAAAGGCAAAATCAGTACGATAGAAATGGATGTAAAAGAACATTTGCTCGAAATGAAAGGCAAAATCAGTACGATAGAAATGGATGTAAAAGAAGCACACATTGAACGAGCCAGCCTTATCAATACGGTCAATGGATTGCTTGAGACCATCGACGACATTCGCCAGGGCATTTACCCCCGTTGGTTGCAGGCGCTCATGATCACGATGGCGGCCATCATGATCACATTGACAATGCTCATCTGGATTAAAGCGAATGCACTCAATGACATCAATTGGTTGGCCGTTACCTTTGGCGTTTCGATAGCCTTGCTTGCGGCAGCCGACGCCGTAATCCTGGTGTTATTTTATCGCTTCCAGGGCGAGATCGATAAGCGCTTACATACTATGATGATTGACATCATCAACCGGATCGATGCAGCGAAGTACCAGAAAGATAAATCATGAATAAAAAATATTTCCCCGTCTTGATTATTGCGGCTCTTGCCATTCTTACCTATACCATCGCTTTTGCCCAAGAGACCATCTATTTACCCATCGCTGCCAACGGCGAGGCCACGGTCCAAGCCGCTATCCCTACATCGACGCCCACGTCCACATCAACTCTATCGCCGACCGCTACGCCTAACCTGCTGGCAACACAGGTGGCAAACTTATTCGCTACGCTCACGGCCGTACCAACGGACAATGGCGAGTTGGACCATATCAAATTGACGCTCACGGCTTTGGTGCCAACCAACACGCCAACGCCGACCGATACGCCTACACCAACGAATACGCCGACAGAGACGCCGACCAGCACGCCAACAGATACGCCGACGCCGACCAGCACGTCGACCGAGACGCCGACCGCAACAGAGACCCCGTATGCGTTGCAAACAGCGTTTGCGCAACTGGCCGCGACCTTAACGGCACAGGCGACAACTGGCATTGTGCCAACGGCTAATCTGACGGCGACCGTCTACTCCATCTTGACGGCCAGTGCGCCCACACCAACGCCAACGTCAACCAGCACACCCACGCCGACCGAGACGGCTACGCCTACGGCTACAGACACGCCGACTAGCACGGCAACCGATACACCTACATCAACGCCAACGAGCACGCCGACGATTACACCGACGTCAACGCCCAATGCCTTAGAGACAGCACGAGCCGTCTGGACAGCGCAGGCCGGCACGATGACAGCGCAGGCGCCCACGGCTACGGATACGCCGACCAGCACGCCAACGCCGACGGCTACGGACACAGCTACATCTACGGAGACAGCGACGCCATGAACTGGATTGACTATACTGTCATTGCCATTGCCATCGCCGTGGTAGCCGCCTTAATCTACCGGGCCCGGCAATCAATCACCGCGCAGACGGCGTTTGATCTGTTCGTCTACGACATTGCAAAGAAAACATTCATTGCGTTGCCCGGCTCAACCGACGATGAAAAGCTGGCCTATGTCGTTGATCTCATCAATGACCTTTGGATTGTCAAGAAGCTAAAGATTAACGATGACCAAATCCGTCAGGCGGCTTGGGTAGCACTGTTGACCGTTCGCAAAGAACATGAAAAGCATGTCGGATGATGAATGGGTGTTATTTTGGTTCCTCCTGTTCGTTACTTTGATTGGTTTTCTTTGGCAGGCGTGGGCAAGGTACTGATGGAGCGGCGACAATATTTAATCGTGTTGGTGTTGTCGATAGCAGCGGAATGGTTGATTGCGAGATGGCATTAGTGAAGCGCTTTTGGCGTTGGCTCAAGGATTTGATAGGGCAGTTGGAGGATGGCATAGGTGGCGTTGACTGGTAAGCAAGCGCTGTTTGTTGAAGAGTATTTGAAGTGTTTGAATAAAACCGAAGCTGCCCGGCGTGCTGGCTATGATGGCAATGATGTCACGCTAGGGGCAATTGGTTATGAGAACTTCAAAAAACCTCAAATCGAAGAGGCTATTAAGCAACGTTTGGCCGAAGTCGCTATGTCTTCTGACGAAGTGCTCAAGCGTTTGGCAGAACATGCCAGGGGCAATATGGGCGACTTCTGGAAGATACCAGCCAACGGATCCCCGGTGCTGGACTTGACCAGCGACAGGGCAAAGACCCAGCTTCATCTGATCAAAAAGATGAAAGTCAAAACGACAACGAAACTACTGGTAGGCGACGGCGAATCATTGCCGGAAAACGAAGATTCTATTCTGATAAATCAGTTGGTAACGACTGAAATCGACTTTGAACTGTATGACGCCCAGGCTGCCTTAGAGAAGTTAGGCAAGCATCATAAGTTGTTTGTTGAAAGAACCGAACTGACAGGGTTGAATGGTGGGCCAATCGAGCACAAAGAGGTAACACAGTTAAGTGACGATGAACTCGCCAATATCGCCAGCGGAGGCGGCAGAGGAATTACTAAAACGCCGGAAGGCCCGCAACAGTCTACTTGATTTTACAACCTATACTATGCCAGAGTATGAAGTAAACTGGCATCATAGGGTAATGTGTGAGCACCTTAATAAATTTGCCAATCTCGAAATAAAGCGTTTGATGATATTCGCGCCGCCTCAAAACGGCAAATGCTTGGCACAAGGAAGTCCGGTTTTACTAGCTGATGGACGGTTGATACCTATCGAGAATATAAACCGCTCCGATATGGTAATATCCGTAAATTCATGGTATAATGTAACGGCGTCAACTGTTACTTCTACTAGTGAAAACGGAGAAAAGCCGGTGTTAAAAATAACTTTGCAGTCAGGTAGGTATGTTGTCTGTACTGAGAATCATCCTTTGTTGACAGTGTTGGGATGGAGAGAAGCTGGAGGATTAAAGATAGGTGATAGCGTGGCCGTGCTTAGGAATTTACCAATTCCAAATGGCAAACCACTCCCCTTTGGCTTTGCATCCTTAATGGGTTATTTAACTGGTGACGGCTCATACGCCAAAGGGCAACCGATCATTACTGCATCTGAGTCTGAGACGGTAGAGCACTTGCAGAAAATAGCCGATGCACACGGATGGAAATTATACAGAGATGGGAAATATGGCTATCACATTCGTAATCTAGTAAGAACTGGCAGTCACGATGGGACATCAGCGGTAGAGCGCTTGCGAGAATATATGACGCCGGCCAAATCTGCACAGAAGCGCGTACCGCCTTGCATATTTCAGGCGAATCGAGTAGATCTTTGCGACTTCTTAGCGGCTTATTTTAACTGCGATGGGACGGTCGCTGATTTTAGTAGTGGTGTTGCTGAATTCTATTCAACAAGCGAAGGGTTACTGAGAGATGTTCAGCATCTTCTATCGAGACTTGGGATTTATAGCGCATTGCGGGTTAAGCGTGGCCGATACAAAAACGAAGTCCATATAAGTTGGAGATTAACGATAACCGGTGGTGAAGTTGCAGCGCTATCAGATGCATTGCCTGCCATTGGCGTTCGAGGGAAAAAACTTCGTGATGTGGCAGAAAAATATAGACATGGCAATCACTATCCAGAGCATCAGGCTATCCCGCCAGGGTGGCAAGACTTGCGCACAACCAGAGGTAAGCGCGGCGGGGATCTACGGAAGATACTAGGGTTACGTTTCGACAAGAAATATAAACATGGAACGGCAAGACATATCGTCAAAAGAGTTGCGGAGTTTGAAAACAACGATGAGTTGAGACGAGTTTGCAGTCCTGATATTATTTGGGAGCGCATTGTTAATATCGAATCATTGGGCAATCTTCCGACTTACGATATTGAGGTAGGCGACACACGTAATTTTATCGTTGACGCAACGATTGTTCACAATAGCGAAATAGTATCCAGACGTTTACCGTCTTTTATTTTAGGAAAAAATCCTAACGCCAAAATTATTACGGCCAGCTACGGCGCCGACCTCGCCAAGCGCATGAATCGGGATGTACAGCGTATTATTGATAGTGATGAGTACCGGCGCATCTTTCCCCAAACGCGATTATCGGGCAAGAATATCCGCACGATTGCCGGTGGTTCATGGCTTCGCAACTCTGATGAATTTGAAGTCGTTGAATATAATGGCTACTACCGGGGCGCCGGGGTTGGCGGTGCAATCACCGGCATGGGGATGCGATGGGGAATCATCGATGACCCATTTAAGA